CTTTTGAGAATCGCTCACGCGACTCCACAAAGTGGTATATTTATAGTCCCCCACAGTGTGGGCGACTAAGTCGCGTGATAGGGCCCAAGAAGAGCGATTTATATTCTTAGGTTCCAATGTATGCTGCTAACGCAGCGCCTACATCAAGGCGAAGGGGTGCTCCCGTAACGGGAATGTAAAAACCTTCATTAGCACATCGAGGAGAATCTCCTGCAAAAGTTATAGGTTTAACAGCTGGTGCAAAAGTGTTAAACCCGAGCCGGCTTTCGTCGGCATAACAGACGTATACAGTTACCTCTGGTTTGTAATCTGTAACCAACCCCCCATTTATATGAAGAGCTCTGGCTGAGATATTAAAAGTACCATAACCAGAAGAACAGTACAGTTCTGCTGGACTAGCCAACTTAAAATTATCAGCACCACCTAGAAATTCTAAGCAGTTCATCATGGGGATTTCTAGTTCAATAATATTACAATTAACAAGTGTATCACCTGAGCCATATCCAGTTGGCTTTGATCCTGATGACGTTTCAACTATAGGATATGTATACATATCTCCCGACAACGCATCAGCATAATTAGGATAAGTCAATCTAGCATACAAGTCATCATTGTAAGAGGTTGAATTGGCGGATGTAAATGATCTATAAATAGTGGGTGGAAGTGAAGCGGGTGACATAAAAGGCACGGCTGGAATATACCTAACTAATGAATCTTGAGCATTTTGGAAAACAAATTTAAATTTCAAGCCACCAGTTTGGCCAAAGAAAAATTGGCGCACAATTCGCTGTGCCTGTACAGGTTGTTGTTTTACAAAAGAACTTAGCATAGTTGCTACATTGATATTAATAGTAGAAAAAGGAGCAGTCAAATTAGTAGTTGCCCAAATCTGATACCGGCCTGCATACATAAAGCGGCGCTGGAAATCTCGTAAAGAGATAACTGGTCTAAAATTTCGGTCTGTTGTCGGATGGGATACTCCATCATCATCTGGATTCACAATACCCTCCTGACTAGAAGGTTCGACCATAGTGCTCTGAGCAATAAAATCTGATTCTTCTTCGACTGCTGGAAGATCAGACTCTGAAGCATTAAGATAATCGTAAAGTTTAAGAGGATATCTAGAGTAACCATAAAAATTAAAATCGACATCAGCTGATACAAAAACGTTAAAATTAACTGACGTAGCTACACTTGCGCTAGTAGTCAAGGGCTGCACCAAATATATATAATACATTCCATGAGACACTGCATTACCGCCAGGTGTGTAATCATGGGGCAATTGCTCTAACTCCGAGCAATAAGGAAGCGAAAAGGTTTGTACCTGACCACCCTCTGAAAACTCAACAGTCTCAGTTTGCAATGAAATCATATCGTACATATTAGGTAAACTAGCTATAGCACGAATATCATTTGAATAGTTGCGAGCCAACATTAGCCTCACATTGTGAAAATTGGTCATGGATGATTGCAAGTGGACTTTCAATCCTCCTTTCCAGAACATTGTTAACCAGGACAAAACCTGGAGCGGTGTGGACACAGCTCCATCTCCTATAGGTCCATACGTTTCTTGCATTGGTGTAATTGGTCTTGACCACACCACGGTTCCTGAGGCTGTATTAGTTGCAACTTGAAAAGTGCCTAAATATTGTGGCTTTTGTATAATGTTAGATATCAACATCTCATCATTGTTCGTATAAAAAGTTGGCTCTTGTACAACTCGTGAATGTTCCGCGTAAGGATCCAACTTTTCAAAATAAGTAGGACCATCCACTAAATTAGAATAATTGCGAACCGTAGATACCATCCTTTCGTGAATAGTAGGCACATTGGGATTGTGTAATCCTGTATACGCCTTCACTAGTTTCCTTGTTCTATCTATATAATCACCGGTCATCTTTTTCAAGTAGGTCGCACTACTATCTAAAAGAGATCCGATAATTGCGCTTTGCGCAGTCCAAGTAGTGATAGCGTTCTTTGGAACATAGAAATCTGCTTGCTTAATAACTACCGTGGTAGACACGGACACTGAGCTAGCGCCAGTAGAACCGGCTGTGAGAGCATTCAATACAAAGATATGTAAATCAGCATAATCATCGTCATCTCCCCATGTGGGACAACGCTGCTCATTAACACTAGCTGTTGTAAAAGTATTTCGCAACTTTGTCTGTGAATAAAAAGGTAGTTCTAGACAAACTGGCGTAGCCTCATTTGCAGCCAAGAAAACATGCGGAGCTTGCAGCAGAGAGTTTATAGACAATCTACTACCAGTTACGGTTGAGCGGGGTAATGCCGCTGCAAGCAACACTCCTTGGTGTAAAGGAGTTCCCGTGACTTGCAAAAGAGCACACGCCTTCATTCGATACTTTGCGGCAAATCTGAAAGGGGCTCTTAACTGCTCATTGTCAAGCATAAACGAGGGAAAGGGATAAGTGACAAGTGGTGTAAGAGATGCGGAAGTAGTAGCCCAACTAACTACATCAATTAAAAAAGGTTTATTTAAAATTCTATCAAAGTCCATCTTTAGTGACAATGGAAGGGATACAATAGGTGGAAATTCCGTATATACATCAGGAGTTTCTATTAGATTGCGTGATCTAAAAGTAGAATTAAATTTGTCACTTTGAGTGACGATTAAATTATTTTGTGTTTCTTGATTAAGACTCATACTATTTACATCTCACCGCGTGTATGATCGCTAATGAGTGGGTCGCACCTAATTTTAAATAATACAAATGTAGCGCAGCCGGTGCAGCCGCTTATAACTCTTCAGGTATTACTCTAGCAGTTTAATGTCATACAGGACGATTTTATATTTATACATATTTAGTTCCCCCCCATGAGAATCCTTGTAATTCACTCGGGTCTGTATTTGTGTACACGTCTACTAAATATTTCAATGAAAGAGGAACAAAAGGAACATCTTCTGCTCTACATTTTTCTTGAAGTATTGACAATTCCTGATGCCAGTCCCCCAAATGCAAGAAAATCTCTCGTTGGAAGGTGGCAATCTTATCTCGCATAACATCATCTGTATCCTTATTCCTATCAATCCACGATAAGCCAGAGTATAAAGTCCTTTTATCTAAAGGACACATAACTTGCTTCAAAATGCTGTGGTACTGAAAAGAGCGTTTTAAGAAACTAACCTCAGCCAAACTTTCGAAAGGTTTATCAATCGGTAACTTATTAGCCGTTGTAAAAGTCATTCCAATAGCCTTAAAAAATGTTTCCATGGTTATAGCATTTAATTCATTAACGTACTTATCTGTTTTAATTCCATTTAATTTATCATCGCCATAAACGTAATCGCAGACTTCATTTTTAAAATCTAATAGTGATGGATTTTGCACATTTAAATAGTACCACATCAATGTGTATCCTCTATTAATAAAACTATTACCAATTGCGGTTAAGAATGAGCCTGAAGGCATTGAATGAGTTGTCAACCAAACATCATCATTCACGGCTATTGCAGAATTGTACATATCACGCAGCAAAAAACTTGCCACTGCTTTCTCTCTTTCAGATCCAATGAAATTTGACATTAAAACATCGTGGAAAATTGCTTGTAATTGTGGTAGCATGTTACCGTCATAGCCACCTATATCTCCAGCCCACACACCGTACATTTGCTGTAAATTCCTTGCAATATTCTTCCATTCCTTGAAGGGATTAACTCCGATCATAATTTGATTAGAATCTCTATTAGCAATTATATGTTTAACAAAATTCCCGAAATACTTCTTCACTAAAAATTGATTGTGAACACGAGATATACGGAAACTACGTGGTTTGCCTTCTTTTTCATTATTGCGAATTTCATCCTTGGTACATTCTTTCCACATCCAATCTCTGATACTGTAATCACCATTACAAATTTTATCCTCTAATTCATTAATTTCCAATCGAAATTGAGGGGTGCACTTGCCTAGCTCAAAATCAATATAATAGCTCTTTTCTTTTTTACACCCAAATCCGTTAGAAGAATCCTTATTCATTGGAGCTAAAAATTCATTACCCTTTATTACTTCATATTCTGTTAGTGGATTAAAATCAACCAATAACTCATCTAATCCCCTTCGGGCAAAAGCAAGTGCTTCTGTGGGCACATCTTTAGTTTTAATAAAAGATTTTTTCGCTACGTCTTTTACAGTGTGCGCTCCATATAAGGATAAATTCGCTGGACTTCGAGAACAAGGAAAAACTTCATAGATAGGGGAAGGTACAAAGGAAGTTTTAGTAGGAGTAGATTCGAAAACTTTTAAATCTATTTTAGATCCGCTGGAACCTATCTCTTTCGTGATGACGTGTTCTGCTATAAATCTTACATCATCCTTTAACAAATCCCTAATCTTATTTCTAACAGCATCGGACCATATTATGGCAGCTCCCACATCTAGTGAAGTTGAACCTGTAACATGCATGCCAAAGATTTGACCCTCGTAATTGCATAACATGGCACCACACATACCTGCCTCTTGTAAATCATAAAAATGATTTTCCTTGGGAACAGAAACATGAATATTAGTATTCGGTATGTAATATATCGTAGGAGAGTTACCTAGGCGTTTAAAAGTACGAGGAACGCTTACGATTTCACCTAAAAGACACAAGACAGGTTGTTTCAACTGATTACACCCTTCTAAACCCTTAGCAACGTTTTTCCAATAAGTTGGAATGTTCATAGGCATACTTAAAACAGCGACATCTTCTTCCACATTAGCGTACTCTACAAAATACTCCCTATTATCAACAATATATGCTTCGGAGTTTGACTGATGAGCAATGGAGACCATTCCTGTTTTAGAACCAAATACAATGTGATTGGGCACTATAATTTTATGCCCAGATACTAAACCCAAACAAGCTCTTAACTCATATCCATCGGGCCTTATCTCCACACAATGAACTTGATTCGCAACTTTGCCTGCAAATGAGTGAGACTCAACTCGGTTTAACTTGATTTTTTCTTTGATTTTGGATATCAATTTCGTAGAATTAGGCACAAAAGTTGGTCTTTCGAATAGCTTTCCAACTGCAATAGTTAACGCTATGCAAAAAGATGCACCTATTAAAGCACTAAGTTTATTTTCCATAAGATAAGATACAACATTCATGGCATTAGTATAAATATAGTTAACGAAATCATCCCACATTAACCGCCATAAATTCTTGTCCTCAGGTGCGTCGACTAAACTTTGATACCCGCAGAGAGTGATGTCCTCTTCTAGATCTTGCTCAAGAAACTCAGAAGCATCCTCAAAACTCTGCGCCTTATAAATAGAGCCTTGTACTTGATTTATCTCCTCTTCTGATAATTCGTTCTCTTGCTGATAGGATTCCTTAACTGCGGAATACGCATCTATAATTCGCGACATCCAAATAATGTATTCTAAGCGATTCGACTTTTCCGTTAACGGTATACTAGTCGGATAAATTCCATATTTAGATGTTAAATAATCTATCACATCTGGATGAAAGCCTTCTACAAATTGGCGTGAAGTTAGATCAAAATGTTTAAAAGATATAAATCCTACAGGTTTCCCTTTATTTTGTTTTATATTACTGCAATCAAACACAAGGCCTCGTCTATGTAATGCCGCTAAATCAGCTATTCCATCGTTCTTACAAATGCCATGTAATGTCATAAAACTATTAGTACTAGCGAAAATAACTTCGCTATTGAAGAATTTAGTATTTTTAAGTTTAGCCTCAGCACAGCTCAATGGCATTTTTGCGGAGGAAACCATGTTAATAATCATTCTCCATTGTGAAACACCTTGTTGGCCTACATCATCCATATAAAAAATTTTCTCATTCCTATAAGTGTCATAAAAATCTTTACCATCATCAATTGTTTTAACAATATGTGAATATGATGGAACATTAGCAGCTTTTATTACTTGATTCATCATGACCGTCTTAAAACTACCTGGCTTACCTTCAAATATAAAACAATTAGGCTCTTTACGTCCAACTTCTTCATGAGAGAGGATACATTTATAAAGATTCTCAAACTTCTCTTGAGTCGCTTTCGCTGTAGCAGAAAATCTAGCATATTCAATTATCGAAGCATTTTCATTCCATTTCCTTCTCAGTATCTTGACTTTTAATATAAAAGAAGGATCAATACACTGCTTTTGATCTTTCTCAAAGCTATCCAATAAAAAACGCGCTTCTCGTAGTAAAACATACTTTCCGCCCATTCCACTTAGGGAATCCATAGCGGTTATTATCCAATCTGGTAATAAAGAACGTAATGGTTTAAATAAAAGAGAAAAAAGGTCAGATATAATATCATATAATGATTGAAATGATGAACTATCGTCTAAAATTTTAGCGCTTGTTAACAGTTGCATTCTCTTCAGAATCACTACAAAAGCTTGAGGCAGTAAAAAAGAGCTCATCGAAAGAGCTAAATCCTCCAATCCCTGTGCTTTAAAAGATTGAGCTTCAAATGCATCAAATAGAACTTTATAGTCTTTACAAGAGTGCAAAATAGTCCACACCTTAAAAATAAGGGCTGACATATTTATCCAATTCGGAGATGTCGCAACAGACAGAGCTGCCCACATTATTTCAATAATGTGAAGCAGTAATGGTGTAAAGTCTGTCGATTGCGCAAATTGAGAAACTTTGCTAAGAGCTCCTAAAAGCTCCACCAACACTGTACATCCGCTCCACGCTTCTTTCAACTTGTCGAGAAACTGGGGTTTCCAACTAGAAAAGAATTGTTTCACAAATAGTTTAGCATTCTCTCTAGTCGCTCCTTTATACTTGATCAAATTATTTTGATAAAGTAAGGTCGGACCGACCGTGCACGAGAATTGGCCCTTACTCACGCGAGCCATCTCCTGCTTTCCCACATTCAAGACAAAATATCTAGACTCCAGGTTCTGTTGTTTTAGTTTTAAATATTCCATTCTATAAGCGCTATATATCTAATTTAATAAGTTTGTAATTTCATTTTTGGGTGATCGTCCGTTGATCTTACGCCTACTTTTAAAGATGTACGATATCTAGCAACATATTGCCATATTTTGGTTGAAATGTCTGATGATAGAACGACGCAAGTGATTAAACAAGGCATAGCGTCGTATATAAGCCGTAACTTATCTATCTGGAATACCATAACTATGGCATCAAACACTCTCTTTTTTGTTTTTGTATTGTTTTTATTTGGGTTTTCCAACATAACCCTTTGGTTCAATTAGTATTTAGCCGTGTTTATCACGGGACCTAAATACAGTACTCCTTCTCTCTAGTCAATGAGCTGAAGCCACTCAACCGAAGTTTATCTTCCACACTCATAAGTAATGATACGCAATATCCATTACTATACCGTTTAGGTCTATTAATATAAAGTCACTGTGCTTGCTGTAACTCTTTACCAACATTGTCCTATTAGAAACTCACGATATAGTATTCACCTTCTCAAGTTACTTATTTTTAGAGACATCGAAATACACAGAAATAATACTTCCCAATAAATCTGGTCAATTGAATTTTAGCAAATAAAGGCATTAAATAATTTAAAACATTAAAAAATAACTACGTCTAACAAAACTATTTACATTAAATAAATTATAAAAATAAATGATAATAAAAGTAATTGGGAGGTTTAAGAAAACTGATATACTAAA